TGTTGTTTTTTGGTGGTGTGGTATGATGTGAGTATCAGCCGATAGGGAAAGGAAATAAAAAATGAACACCGTTGTTTCGGTTGATTGGTGGCACAAGTCCATCACAGTAGCATTCACTGACTATAATACCGCGCACTATTTTTCGATAGGCAACGCCGTCACCGTCAAGGGCTCGAAGAGGCGTATGCGGCGTGAACTTCGCAGGGAGACGGGCGTGGAATTGTCTAATCTGAAGTATTGGCGGACGGATGGTTCCGTTGATTATTATTGCGCAAATAGGAAAGGAGAATGATTGTGAGAGGGTGTTCGTATATCATTGTTGATTGGGATGGCCGCGACTATCTCCAAGTGGAGTCGCCGACTCGTAGTTATCGTGTAGTCCATGCCAAAGACTCTTATGAAGCTTTGCGTAGAGTTCTTCAGATTGAAGGAGTCATATTTTACGCTCATGTTAACCTGCTCTCTTCCGAGTATAACGTTCCAAGCGGATATGTGGCTTATTATTACAAGGTGGTGTATTGATATGTTCGCTTCGGTGTTTGTTATTTGCGCGTGCGTTCTTGGTGTCGCCGTCGTTTTCGGCATGGTTTGAGCGTCTTTAGTCCGATAGGTGGTGATGTTGTAATGGTTGGCGTAATTGTTGCCGTTTGCATTCTTTCCATGCTGTTCCTTGTGATGGCTGCTACAGTTTTTTGCGAATTGCCGCGCAATGCGCGTGACGTTTTTTGTTTTTTGGTCATGCTCGTTGCGGTCGTGGCTGTTGTATTGGTTTCTGTAGTGAAGGAGTTTTGAGATGGCTTATCGTGATATGAATATTGCCGTGTTTGCGTCTCCGTTTGTTGGCGGTGGCGTAAGGTTGTGGTATTGCCCCCGTAGTCAACGTTACGAGTTGAGGTATACCGTTCAGTTCCGTACGCCGTGTGGTGGTGTGTGTGGCGCGTCGGCATTGTGTGCGTATGACGCTGGAGACGGTTCTCAGGTGGTCGATTTAATACTTGATGCTGTTGATATCGCTAATACGCCTCTTTTAGATAGGGATTAGTCATGTATTTTCGTGGTTGGATTCATTCGTGGACGTGTGGCAACTGTCCTGACGCTGATGCATACTGGCGTTTGCGCGCTTTTTGGGCTGGTGCACGGCATAGGCGTAGCGCTTATAATCCGCCGAAACGGTGCTCTGATAATGCTGTGTGGTTAAACATGTGGTTGTATGGTGCTGGGTTTAGCGAGGATACATTGGAGTTTTAATTATGAAATTGAAGAATTTGAATTTTGATAAAAGCGATAAACGTACGAACTGGTTTGATGATGGTGTGCTGGATGATGACCGTGTGCGCCGTGTCATTCGTGGCCGTCGGCGTAGGCTGCACTTGCGCGAATATAATCGAGGTGAGGGCGATTGGGAAACATTATGCCGTAGTATAACACTGCTCAAGAACTTTTACAAGCCTCAAGGGTCGCAAGTGGCGTTCGCCGACGGGGTGGAACATGCGGCAAACGTTTGCTTATCACTGTCCCCTTGCACATCCCGCATCGGGGCGTTGGCGCGAACTCAGGACATTGAAATGTTGGGCGGCGTTATTTATGCTCCGGCTATGGTGGCGTGGTGCGCCGTCTGTCATGTCAAGGGCGCGACATGCTACGAAATGTGCAAGGTTTGGGATGGCAACGAATTTGCTCAGACTGTCGTCAAAATCGCGTGTCGATGTTTTGACAATCTGACAGACGTGCGGTATACTGATGAAGACATTGCAAGAATGTCGCAACAGCAGCAACAATAAGATAAGGTGGCATGATTATGTCATACATTAAGAGAGCCAAGCATTACAGTATCGTGCGCGGCATCATGCGCGGTGAGAACGGTGAACTCGTTGATACCGAGGTAGTCGTGAATGGCGCGTGTCGTACGGCTGACATGGCTATGAAAAGAGCCCGCAAAATCAACAAGGACATGCTACCCACGTCCGCCGAATATCATGCGCAGGCAACGCGCATGGATGAAGCGATTTATTGGGCTAATTGTGAATTTGGAGATGATACCACCGTTGACTATCCGGGGCCAGTTAACGGCAACGTGGTTGAAGATGATATCATCACCGAGGAAAATAATTAACAACCCCTATAAGGAAAGGCAACACTAATGGCTGACAACGAACTGACCGTAACAAACGGCAACAACTTTTCCGCAAACGGCACCAACGCCGTATCCCACTTCTTCGATACTTCCACGATGGACGGGAAAATGGCGCTGTACACCGCCATGCAGACCGCCGATAAGATAGATGAACACCTTAATGAACCGTTGCATGTTACCAACGTGCTGGCGCAGGCCATCGAGGTCGCCAATCAGGAGACTGGCGAAATCAATTCGTCTACCCGCGTAGTCGTTCACGCGGAGGAAGGCGATTTCGCCGCCGCCTCCCCCACGCTGGCGCACGCATTCGGCAATCTGTTCGCCATTTTCGGCACGCCGGACACGTGGAGCCAGCCACTTGCTCTCAAGGTGGTGGAAAAGAAGAGTCGTCGTGGCTACAAGTTCTTCGACCTTGAACTAGTGTCGGAAGGCAAGCGTAAGTAACACGATTGTCCGCACCGTATGATATCGTGGCAACGTCCCTATAGGGATGTTGCCGCCAGACTCACCCCCCGCCGTTTCCATCCTTGCGGCGAGGGGTGTTTCATACTCACAGGAGGAACCGTGGCAAAACGCAAAAACCGTCGACGCGCTGACAATCTGAAACGCAACGCCGCAATCAGATCGGCACAGGTACGCCGGGAACGAGCAGTCAGAGATTACAGCGCCGGACGTCTACCCAAGCAAATTACTGAAACGTTCTTGGGGAATCTCAGTGCCCAACAGCTTGAGCAGGTGGCACGACGCATTGGGCGGGAATTTGGAGAACAACAGCAAGCCTTAAGGGCGCAGGATAACGAGCCGTATCAGGTCGTTCCAGACGTTCATGTTACGAAACTTGACCGTGAGATGGCGTCGCGTCCGCTGATAACCGATGCGGAAATCGCCGCAGCCCCGTCGAAACGTCGGAAAACGTTACGGCAGCAGCAGCGCCGCCGAGTTGAGGCACGGCAGAAAATCAAGCGTGCTCAACAATTCGAAGCCTTGAGTATGGCCCGTTATACCGTAGGTGAGATGCGTGAGATGGAACGCGCAGGGGAGTCTCCGTTTGATGTGCTGGGCACTCATACGGTCGGCGGTTCGGCACGTGACGAACTCATGCGAAGCCGTGCGAACGTGTTCGGCACAGAGCGTGGAATAAGCCATGCACGCGCGATGATTCGAGGGGGGAGCCGTAGGAGGCTTGAACGGGAGATGATTGAATACGCCGGACTTATTGGACGTGCGCCGCTAAGCGCGGGAACTAGGCGTATTCCCGAGGACGAGGGTGTTTCGGATTTCGATAAGGTCGCGCAACAGCTCGAAGCGTTCGATTCCAGCGTAGCTCAAAGACTCGCTTCTTTGTCTAACCGTCAAAAACGATGGCTGATAAACAACACGAATTTCAGCGTTGTCGTGCGCGAGGCTACATGGTATAATGACAAGGCGCACAAATGGGAGACCAAAGCGGACGCGGGAGATGTAGAGACACGACTTGATGAATGGATGGCCAGCGCAATAAGACACTAAAAAAAGGATGGAATCATGCGAGAGCGTCGAACGGCGGCAACAGACGGCGCAACACTATTGACGGATGACGGTATAACGCCATTGACGGCGAATGCCGTTATCCGCCTGACCATGCTAGACCATCATACGCGCGTATGGTGCGCTCACGGATGGCAGGATATCAAGCCCATAGCCGCTGAACTATTAAAACGACTGCCATTGCAATCGAATCCGGCAAAGGATGGCGTTTGGGGTACGTTCAACATTCGCGGTCATTTCTATAGTTTCCGCGTGCGCATGGGCGGCATCACCGTGGATTTTCTGGACGTGCGCAACATCACACGCGATGACGGATTGAATGTTTCGCGTGAAGCATTTGGTGGCGCGGACGACTTGGAAACCACGTGGAATATCGCGCGGGAATGTGAGGCCCTGAATCTCAAGGGTACAACCATAGCGTCTATGGCAATGGGCGATTACATCGGCGGAGATTACGCCGGATTTAAACGCAATTTTCCGCCATTGGATAAAGCGGAATATCACCGGATGCGCCGCGCGTACTATGGGGCGATAGTGTACAGCAGGCCGGGCGAATATCGGGATTGCAGGAGCTGGGATGTGAACAGCCTCTATCCGAGCATCATGCGAGACCTTGCCATGCCGGTAGGCGCTCCTGTATGGTATGGGGGAGAATATCATTATGACGCCGATTATCCCCTGCATATCGATGTTATCGCGTTCGACGCGCGACTGAAACCGGGAAAAACGGCGACGCTCACAAATATCCTACCAGTATGGGGATATGAGGGCGAACGTCTGGACAGTACGCTAGGGGTCGTCACCATGCCCGTGACCGACGTGGATTGGCAGACCTTGACGGAAAACTATGATGTCCATGTGTGGGATTATATCGGCGGTTGGAAATTCCGTAAATCGCATGGACTTTATTACAGCTACGTTGACAAATGGTTCCACGTGAAACAGACCGCAACCGGAGAGCGTCGGCAAATGGCGAAACTATTACTAAACTCGCTGGTAGGGAAATTCGGGGCATCGCTTTATCGGCCTATGCTGCATCCGAAGCCTTCCGGCGACGGCGGCGTGGATTTTACAGTGGACAAACCTGAGTCAACCAACTCACTCGCATGGCTACCGACCGCCGCCTATGTCAACGCCTACGGTCGGCAAATACTGTCCCGCGCAATGAATGCGAACGCCGACCGCGTGCTCTACGCCGACACGGACGGCATGATATTGGACGGACTGGATGCGCCCGCAGGTATCGAAACGGACGATAAGAAACTAGGCGCGTGGAAAAACGACCACACCTATGGAAAACTTCGTATCCTCGGCAATCGCAAATACTGCGGTGTGGAAACGGACGGCGATACCGTCATGAGGTTGAGTGGCGTGCATCGAGCAGCCCCCATACCCTACGACGACTTCCTGCCGAGGTCACGCCATGTCAACGATGACGGATGTTTTTTTGTGCTATAATGACCGGTAGCGGGGTGTGCGTCCCAAGCTGATTCAATGGCCCGACCGGTGGGCAATCGGTAAGGCGATTCGGTCGGATGTAGACGTGCGTAGCCAACGCCCATTGACGGCGAGGGAACCCGCACAGCCTAGCAATCCGGCACGGCAGCGTGATTGCCGCCGTGCCATTTTACTTAAGAGGTGATTATGGACGACACCGAAAATGATGACAAGCCGGACACCACGCCCGACACCGAGCCGGACGCGAACGCCGACGACAATACGCCGAACCCGGAGCCTGAAACGCAGGACGACGCCGAGCCTGAAGACGCGGGCGACGACAAAACCGCCGACATGGCCGGCCGGTTGAGCGCATTGGAGGCGACCGTGGCGGAACTGTCCAAAACCGTCGAGGCGATGCGCGACGCGGCAGCAGACCACGTGCTGCACGACGGCCCCGATGATGACGCGACGCCGGAATCGGCTGAAATGACCGACGACGACTACAACGGCACCTACAGCACGTTCGACGACTTGTACGAAGACTGACAATTAGGAAGGAACAACTATCATGGCAACCACCCCAGTGGTGACGCCGAAGCAGCAACTGCGCCCGCTCACCGAATTCAACAACGCCCAGATTTTGAACATGATTCGCAACGAGGCGTCACCAGAGTACCAGAGGCGCATGCCCTCGGCCACTCAGATGAATATGGACAGGCAGATGGCCACACTTATGTCGTCCACCCAGCTGAAGAACGAATTTTACTCGGCATTGGTGAACCGTATTGGCGGCACCTACGTGAATACGTGGCGGTGGAACAATCCGCTCAGCGTTTTCCAGCGTGCATCGCAGGCGTATGGCGACACGTGGCAGGAAATCGCCGTGGGAATGCCGCTTGCACAGGTCTATGACCCTGACGCGGAGTACCTCGGTGCGGACAACTTCCGCAAGTGGAAAATCGACGTGGATTCACTCTATCACCGTCTGGACTTTGCTCACTGGTATCCTGCGACCACGGATGACAAGACGCTCCAGCGTGCCTTCACGTCCGAAAACGGTTTGGCATCGCTCACCTCCCAGATTCTCACATCCTGCTATAACGCGGCTGAAGTAGACTTGTTCGAGGCTCTGTGCCATCAGTTCGTCGAGTACGCGAAGCTCGGCGGATATTGGCGCGTCCACATGGCCAAAGACCTGAACAACATGGGCAGTTCGGAAACCGACGCCCGCGACATGTTGCGTCAGATTCGCGCATGGGCGGACACGCTAAAATTCGTTTCCACCAAGTACAACGCCCGTCACATGCCAACCTTTGCCCGCCCGGACGAACTCGTGCTGTTCTGTTCGCCAGAAGTCAAGTCGGCGCTTGACGTGCAGGGCCTTGCCACGGTATTCCAGCGTACCGACGCCGAGCCGACCATCGACCGAATTATAGTCATTCCGCAGGACCGTTTCGGCATGAATGGCGTGCAGGCCATTCTGACGACCGACAAGTTCCTGATTGACATTCCTGTCATCAACGAGATGACCCAGCAGACCAACCCCGTCAACATCAATTCGGTCAACCATTATCTGCATGTCCAGCACATTATTTCGGTGTCCGGCTTCGCTCCGGCTGTGATGTTCTGGACTGGAGCAGGTTCTACCGCCAACGTGGTGCCCCCTGCCGGAACGCAGGCCAAGACGCCGACATTCGAGCTCAAACTCGCCATGTACGGTGGTGGCACGGAAACCCCGAGCAATGTGGCGCGCGGTGGCGCGGTGCAGGTCACCGCCGATACGACTATCGGCAACGACGGTACCGCCACGTTCCGTTCGAACGCGGTTGAATATCGCATTGGCGATACTGTTAAGCCGAAGAGCGATTACACGTATATCTCGCCTACCGGCGTGCTGGTGGTCGGCCTTGACGAACCGAACACCACCATCCCGATTACCGCAACCGCCTTGTACACGAACCCGGCGACGCCGGAAGTGCCGGGCACCGTGTCCGCAGCTCTGGACGTGCCGGTGGTCGGTGATGGCGTCATTGGCTTCAACCCCTCCATCATCGCGTCCATTGCCGTGACCGTTCCGAACGTGACCGTAGAACATACGGCGCAGGCTACTGCCGTGGCGACCATGATTGACGGACGTACCGCCGACGTGACCGCACAGGCCGCATGGACGTCCGGCACTCCGACGAGCGCCACCGTATCCGAGTCCGGCATGGTGACTGGCGTCAAGGCAGGCAGCTCTGATATCACCGCCACGCTGTTCGGCGTGTCCGGTAAGAAGAGTGTGACCGTGACCGCGTGATATAATGGGAGGGTAGCCGATTGGCTACTCTCTCTCACGGTGTGATGCAGGACAAGGCCCGAAGCGTAATCTACGTGAGCGCTCCGGGCCTTGTCATACCGGAGGACAATGATGATTGACGACGCTAACCCTTACGTGGAATCTAATTTTTCGTGGGCGGAATGGACGCCTAACACGACACTGAAACTCTGCCGTGTACCGTGGGATGCTTCATATCGTGATGTTGTGCGGTTTGTTTCACGTGAAACGCAGCGAGAATGGTTCGACAAACTGGGTGGAGTGGAATGCCGTCCGGCCACCATGCATATTTTCGGCGCCCCCGTTCGCATCGACATGCCATTCAACCAAGCGTCAAACTACAATTATCTTGTGGCCGTCAACGATTACCCCGAATTGGAATCGCCACGCGCATGGTATTACTTTATTGAATCCGTGGAATACATCAACGCGCACACCACACAGCTCACGCTTATGCTGGACGTATGGCAAAGTTTCGAGTTTGACGTGAGTTTCGGTAGTTGCTATGTGACGCGCGGTCATATCGGCATAGCCAATGAACGCCAGTGGGATGATTACGGGCGTACCACGCTTGCACTGCCGGAGGGTTTGGACACCGGCGCGGAAACCGTCATTACCTCACAGTCATATACGCCGCTTGTGACCAGCAAGCCCGTGCAGCCCGGGTTTAACTCGCCAACCTTGGATTATGGTGTCATTGTCGTGGCCACGACCGACCTTGTGGCGTCGGGCGGTAGTACCGAAAAACCGTCGTTGAAAACCGCGCAAGGCTCACAATTCGAGAATCAATCCAATGGCGCGGGGATTTATTATTTTGACACCGCCGACGATTTTACGCGCGTTATGCAGGCAGGTAGTTCGTACCCGTGGGTCACTCAGGGCATTACGGCGATTTACGCCATCCCCAAAATCAGCGCCGACTATATCCGCAGCGCAGGCCATGAGGTGACGCAATTTTTTGGCAACGACGTGGCCGGTGTGGTTAAAGGCCACGTCTACACGTTCCTGTGGGAAGCAAAGAGCGATAACCGATATGATGATATTGTTTCCATCAAGAATTTTCGTAACAATTTTAACATTCCGAGCCGGTATCGCAATTTGAAAAAATTGCAATGCTACCCGTATAGTGTCGTGGAATGTTCATGCTTGAATGGCTCGAATGTCATCTACCGGCCCGAGGATATCCAATCCAATGACCTGACCATACGTGAAACGTGGAATTACGCGCCCCCGTCCCCTCGGCTGAATTTTTACCCGGTGGACTACAATGCGGGAGGCGCAGCTACGGTCAGCTCCCCGTCCGGGAATGGCACAGGTCTGCCGATTGATGGCGGGGAAATGCTTAATGTCAGTTTCGGTATCACAAACTTTCCCCAGTTTATGGCGGTCAACAATGGGGCCGCGCTTGCTATGGCGAACAGCGCGTACTCTCGCGCTTACGCGGAGCAGTCTGCCGGTTGGGCGCAGCAAAAAGCGACCATGAGCGCAGCCAACGCATTATCTCAGGCCGGCACTGCGATTCGCACTCAGCAAGAGATGACCCAACTGGGTATCACGAACCGTAACGCGCTGAACGCCATCGCAGCCAACTCACTTAACCAGTCGTTGGCTATCGGGCAGGCGAGCACCAATGCCATGACCAACTTGAACGTATCGCAAAACAACGCGCGAACCACGTGGGGGTTGATTTCCAATGCGGGGAACGCATTGGCGTCGGGGAGCGTGGCCGGACTGATTGGCGGCGCAGTCGGCGCCATCGGCGGCGTCGTGCAGAACGACATTGCCAACAAGGGACTGTACGCCAGCCGTGACATTGCCAACGATACGGCAGCGGCGAACACTGCCAACAGTGTGGCAACCAATGCGGCGCAAACCTCGCAAGCGAACACTTACGCGCAACGCGCCCAGCAGATTCAGAGCACGTCCAGCGCCCTGATGGCCGGGCAAAACTATCGACTGGCCACGCGCTTTGCCGAAGGTGACTATGAAAACTCGATAGCCGGGATTAACGCTCAAGTCCAGCAAATGCAGATGACTCCGCCGACTACGAGCGGTTCGGCGGGCGGCGACTCGTTCAACCTCGCTAACGGTATTATGGGCATATTGGTTCGTTTCCGCACGTGCGCCCCCAGCGCGTTGCGTTCGGTGGGCGAGTTCATGCTACGTTTCGGGTATTTTGTCCAGCGGTTCGTCACCCCGCCCGCAAGTCTGCAATGCATGGAGAAATTCACATACTGGCAAATGCAGGAATGCTACATTAAAGGTACACTGCCCGAACAGGCGCGGCTGACCATTAAGGGCATGTTCGAGCGAGGCGTCACCGTATGGAGCAGACCGGAGGATATCGGCGTGACCGACTGGGCGGACAACGAGCCACTGCCGGGCATTGGTTACGAGTGATATAATGGCAATATGAGTAGGTCTAAAAAGAATCGAGTTGGCGGCGCGTTGCACCCACGTGGCAATTATGCGAAAGCACGCGCCGCCACGCTTGATGACATGTATTTTCATTTGCTGATGGAACTCGCATTGAACCGTTTCAGTTGGCGCGGATTGCCGCCCACCGTGGACGAACGTTGGCTGGAAATATGTCTGTGCGAATATGGTTGCGCGTTGTTTTTCGAAGACAAGCGTATCGGCAGGTTCCTTGTAACGCAGGCCGGTTATCAAGGTCGGCTGAACGTGTACAATAATCCAACATGCTTCGAGCCGGTAGGCGTCAACTACCATTATAAGCAGCTCAAAGCAGGGGCGGAATGCATTCCTATCTGGGATAATCGAATGCGCGTCGGATTCAAGCCGACATTATGGCAATACGCACGACGACTTGCCGATATCGACAAGGCGTATGATGTGAATTTGGAGAGTCTTAAGCTGCCTACCATCATCACTGCCGACCCCCGCACAAAACTCACCGTGCAGAACATGCTTCAGCAGCGTCAGGACGGTCAGGACTATATTATCGGATACGATTCGCTCGACCCCGGCAGCATGTTTCAACCGTGGCCGAACACTACGCCTTACCTGCTGGACAAGTTCATCCAACAGAAAGCGCAGGTCACTAACGAAGTGCTAGGATATCTCGGCATCCAATCATCCGGCACGGAGAAAAAGGAACGGCTTATCTCCGACGAAGTGGCGCAAGCCAACGAGAAAGTAGATGTGTTCCGACTGAGTTTCCTGAAGGCGCGGCAGACGGCGGCAACTGAGATTAACCGATTATGGCCGCAACTGAACGTGTGGGTGGAGTATGCTGACGCGCAAAGCTCCGGCGTGCCCAACGCGCTTGACTCTAGCGCTTCGGGCACGACGGATGTTGACATGCCCGCATCATACGACGCGGGCACTGGAGGTGTATTGTGACACAGGATTTTAGCGCCTACGCTATGGAGACTCCCGGCGAGTACACCGAAACCCTCGGTAATCTTATTGCATTCGGATATGACACCGACGACAAGCTGCATCTTAGCGCCGACTATTACCCGATTTACCGCGAAGACCATCGCGCAGAGTTGAACGAGAAGATCGTCCGCCATTACACGCTTAGGGAGATTGGTCAGGAAACCGCCCAACAGTTCATTTTTTACTTGGGAATGACAATGGCGGAAATCATGCCCTATTTTAACGAGCGCTACCGGACGCTGGACATGGAATACAACCCGTTGGATTCCATGGACATGACGACGGACAGCGAGAGCGGCAGCGAATCACAGTCGTCCGGCAAAGCATCCAGTACGCAGGATTCAACCAGCTCCAGCAATAGCAAGTCGGACAATTCCAGCACCACCACGTCGAAGAGTTTTGACAGTGACGTGCCTCAGACCGGCGTCATAGGCGATTTCGCCCGCTACGCCTCACATGCGAACGAATCGCAGGCGGACAGCTCCGGCACCGCGTCCAGTTCGCAGGATTCAAGCAGCCACACCACCGCGCAAAGCGCGACCGACTACCAACACGATTCAAGCAATTCCAAAGGCAAAAGCCACGTGACCGGGCGTAGCCAGAGCGCTATGAGCCTGATTCAGGAATACCGGCAGGCGATTATCAACGTGGACATGGAAATCGTGCGGAATCTTGAGCCGTGTTTCATGCAGGTATGGGGCACGTATGATACAATCTTTAACAACCACCATAACTATGGAGGGTGAAAGTAATCATGGTCGACATTAATGCACTAATCCCACGGCAACGCTTGTTCGACGGAGTGCCCACGTCCGTACCGTTCACCTACCGGGACGGCTTGACGACATTGCAGTTAATTGAATGCCTGAAGCATAATCTAGACACGCTTCAGTGCGACCTTAGCAGGTTGGAAGACGCCACCACCGACCTCGCGACATCTGTAGACAAGGCTCTGGCGGATACCGTGGCACAGCTCAATCATGACATGGCCGCGTTGCGTGCGGAATTGCTCTCGCTGATTCATGAGATGGAGCAGCAGGGTGCGGCGACGTCGCCGGTCTACGGCATCACGCAACCGCTCGGGCAAGTACTGGGCGGCATGTACGACAATTTGCGCAATCATGGATTGTTCTTCGGTGATTATGATTCCATGCAGTTGACCGCGCGGGAATACGATGGGCTCACCCTCGGAGCGCGTGAATATGACTTGCGCGCCACTGCTGTGGACAATTGTGTCCCCGGCGATTTTCCGGGCCGCTCACAATTCCCCTACGGCAAGAGCATGCCTGAGAATCCACCCGCCGACATGTCGTTCATCACACAATCGGAAGCGGATGCACGATATGTCGAACGCAATCCAACCGCAGACAATTTCGACAAGAAAGGATAACCACCATGACCGCAACCAACAAGACCACGAATTACAAACTCAGCCAGTTCGTCGGCACCGACCGACCTACGTGGCTCGGGGACTACAACGGCGATATGTCGAGAATCGACACGCAACTGAAGCAGAACGCGGACGACATCGCGTCGGCAACAGCAGGCAGTCTCACCTCAGTACACCATACCGCCGACCTTACCGGCGACGGTACGTCAGGCTCACCACTTGGCGTGGCGAGCACCATCGCCAAGAAAACCGATATCCCGGACGTGAGCGGATTCGCCACCACTTCCGCTCTCACCTCGGGGCTTGCGGCCAAGGTCGATAAAAACGCCTCACAGCCCAGCACGCTCGGATTGACGGCGACCGAACTTGATTCGATGTACAAGGACGCGAACGGCATCGTCCGCGTTGGCCACGCTAAAGCCTAGAAAAAGGAGAATGACAATGTCCACCACACAACATACCGGCCACTACAGTCTGCCGACATTTGGCGACAATCCAAACGACCGCCCGTCGTGGCGCGGCGACTTCACCGACGCTATGACGAAAATCGACAATCAAATGTACGCCAATGCTACCAACATCACCACGGCGACGGCAGCGGCGAACAACGCGACCACGGCGGCAGGCAAGGCTAAGACGGCGGCTGACAACGCCGCAAGCCTCGCGCAGGCCAATAAGAACGATATTGACGACTTGGACGGCTATTTCGCTAAGCTCGGCGTCACGTCGGAATCAACCGCGCAGCAGCTTATGGATACCATCAACGGCAAGGCGGAGGATACCGAGCTGACTTCGCTTAAGGGCACGGTATCTTCACTGTCCAGCACGGTTAATACCAAGGCGAACACCTCCGACGTGTACACCAAGGGTCAGGCCGACACGACGTTTACCAAGCAGGGCGGATATTCCGGCACCGCGCAGCAGTTGAGCCAGCGTATTCAGGCGCTGGAGACGACACCGCAAGACCAGCCGCCTATCTGCCTCTGTATCGGAGACAGTTACGCCAATTCGTCCAATAGTGTCAACCCGGACGGGACGGACGCGACCAAGTGGCCTACACAGCTCCGCAACATCATCGGCGGCGAATATCGGGTGAAAAACTATGCCGTGACCGGCGCGGGATTCAACGTGTCTGGTAAGACGTTCACCGACCAGATTGACGACGCCTACAGCGCTTCGGCCATCGACAATGATAATGTGGCAATCATCATTATCGGAGGCGGTCGGAATGACATTGGCACCACTCCGCAGATGGAATCATATGCGGACGCGACGTTCTCCAATGCGCGTGCCAAGTTCCCCAAAGCACGCATCATCTCCGTGCCCATGCTCTGGCATAATGCGGGCATGGACATGTATGGTCGGCAGAAGGCTGCGGGCGTTGCGCAGGCTGCTGCCAAAAACGGCGTGGAAAACGTTGATTGGGCTTGGACGTGGAATGTCGGCAACGACTCCAATTTCCCCCACGGCGACGTTCACCCCAACGCGAACGGCTCGAAGGTCATTGCATCCTATATGGCCTCCGCTATCCGAGGCACCTATACCGGACGCTACGAAGCGGCCACCCTATCTTCATCCAACGGCCACGTGCATAGCAATATCGTGGCGTCTGGTGGCATGGTTTTCGCAACGCTTTGGGGCGAAGATCCATCCACAAATGCCGAACTGCAAGCAGGTCTTACGTTCCCGAGTTGGGCCAGGGTGGCCCCCGGTTCCACTCCGAACCAGTTCCGAACGTGGGGTGCGGGCCTAACTAACTCCGGTTCCGCCATCAGCGGCTGGCTGTTGACTAATGTGTCGAACTCGGACACGTCCGGCGCCCCTAAAATTAGCTACTTCGGAACCACTGCCGGCGGTAATAATGGCTGTTTCGTTTGCTACCCATGGTAAACGTTTCACGTGAGACATAACCCATACCCCACGGCTCGAAGCCGTGGGGTATACTATTATATATGGACAATACTGCTTACTACGCCATGTACGTTATTGGCACCGTTGAAAGCAATTGCGATTGGGGCGCGTGCAATTACGTTGACGCCATCACCATGGGCATGATGCAATGGTATGGGACGCGCGCCCGCAATCTGTTGGAGCGCGGACGCACCGCCGACCCGGACGGGTGGGCGACGTTCGCCGCCGCAGCGCCGACACTCGCCAGCCAAGTGCAGGCGAACTCTATCAATTGGACAACGCGCTATCTATCCACTGCTGAGGGCAATGCGTGGAAAGCATGGGCGCAACGCGACGAAAACCATGCTTTCCAAGAGGCGCAGTGGGAGGCGGATTGGAACGGCTACCAGTCCACGATGGACGGGTATGGGTTCCCGTCTGGGAATGTCAAAGAGCGTATCATGTGGGCGTGCGCCTACCATCAATCCCCCGCGCAGGCGCAGCGCGTGCTTGCATCATGCTCCGCCACCGCCACGCTAGAGCTAATTTACACCACGATACTGGCAGACGGCGTACTGGGCCAGTACCGCAACCGATACACCACCGCATACAACCTACTGAAAGCATGGGATGGCACGAGCGCGCCGCCTGATTTTGGTCAAACCTCCGAACCGTCTGGCACGCCGGGCGGCGACCAACCCGGCATCGACGGCAAGCCCGGCAGCACCGCGTGGATACAATTGCAGGGCGACAACCTCATATACCGCAGCGGGGACAGCACGGCCATTTTTGTGAAAAGCTCCGCCCAGACGTGGATATACAAGACCTCTGAGTCCACCGAACCGAGCGGCGGGCAGACTGGAGGCGGCTCAAGCTCGGGCAGCAGTAGCGAGAATGCGGCACGCGTCGTGGAATGGTTGCGGTCACGAATTGGCAAATACGCCTACTCGCAAGGCGCGGGGCGACTCGACCCGGATTCGAGCGGATATGGCGATTGCAGCTCGGTCTGTTGGCGTGCATATCAGGACACGCTCGGCATAGACGTGGGCACATGGACGGGACAAATGGCAGGCAAGGGCGCGCGCGTATGCGGCAGCTCGGACACGTCCGTAGCCGACGCCATCGCCAAGGCGCACGCCGCCGATTTATTGCTGCTGGACTGGGGTGCCTATACGCAGGCGTGGGACCATGTGGAAATGTTCACTGCGGACGGCAAGGACGAGACGCTATCCCACGGGGGGCCGGGCAATGGGCCGACCCTGTTCGCCGCGTCGGGGGAAATGAATATGGCGAGCCGGTGGGAGATACGCCGCTACATCACCGACTAGTATAACGATAGACCGGTAGATATCTGCCGGTCTATCGTTGTCGTGTGATATGATGGATACTATGGAGAAACTGCTGGCCGAGGGTGATTATTACAATTATGGGCGTGTATTGTCCTATCACGCGCCTTGGATGTTCGTAATCGGCGCGCGCGGCCTCGGCAAAACCTATGGCGCTAAAAAACTGGTCATTGGCGACTGGATTAAAAAACGATGGCAATTCATCTATCTACGCCGTACCGCCGAGGAACAGAAGAATAAGGGCACATGGTTCGCGGACATCGCGGAGCAGTACCCGGATTTGGAGTTTCGCGTTTCCGGGAATCAGGCCGAATGCCATTGGCTGGATGATAGGGATGCTACCACCGACAAGCATGGCAAGACACGGCAGACATGGCACATCATGGGGTACTTCATCGCCCTATCGCAGGCGGGACAGGTGAAGTCAGTCGCCTACCCCAAGGTACGGACAATCATCTTCGATGAAATTTTCCCCGATAATATGCGGTATTTGAGCGGAGAAGTCACGGCACTGGAGGAATTTTATAATACCGTTGACCGCTGGAATGACCGTGTGAGGGTTATCATGTGCAGTAACGCCGTGACCCTCGCCAACCCGTATTTTTCAGCGTTCAATATTAACCTAAAACCGCAGCTGGATAATCGCACGCAATATCAGCGATATTGCGATGGGTTTATTATGGTAGAATTAGCTGACTACGGCGGTTTCAGCGCCAAGGTTGCCATATCCAAATTTGGGCAGTTTTTACGCAAATACGACGAAAATTATGCGAATTATGCGATCAACAACGATTTTAGAGACAACGCCAATACTCTCATCAGTGATTTTAATAACGCCGGTTATGCATTCACATTAAAAACCACCGAATACGGTATTTTCAACGTATATCAGCAATTGAATGATACCGATGAAGTATTGTATATCATCACTAAAAAACAGCCTAAAATCACAAGGAATTTTACATTTGACTATCGACTGGTCGACAATGATTGCATAATGCTCAAACGTTCGGACGACATGACGCAAAAAATATTGAACGCCTATCGCGTCGGCAGATTACGGTTCGAGACTCCACAAATCAAGGCGGAGTTTAGTATGATTCTTGGCGGCTTATTACAGCAATCAGGTATAAGAAAGTGAGGAATAACATGCCAATCCATGAATTAATCGTTATCGGCGTCGTGTTTCTATTAGTGCTCATTGACTATGTGACGGGCGTGGTCAACGCAATCATGCGCGGAGAATTATCTAGCGAGAAAATGCGGAGGGGTCTCGGCCATAAGTTCGCATACTTGGCAATTATTTGCGTCGCATTGATTGTGGAATACGGTTCGGATTACATTGACCTAGGCATCGAACTACCGGTATTCATTCCGGTTTGCGTAGGCATTTGCCTGATTGAAATTACCTCAATCATGGAAAATTGCGTAAAAATCAATCCAGAATTAAGCGGTTCAAACATCCTGAACATTTTCAATATCGAGAGGAGGGAAAACAATGATAAAGAGGATTAAAACAATCGCATACAGCGCAATTGCCGCAATCACAGCCATACTACTGGCATTCGAGTCATTCATGAACGTCTTTGCCCAAAACGACACGCCAAAACATAAGGAAAACTGAATATGGACGGTATTACATGGATGGGTTCGCCAAACCACTACAGCGGACGGGCTGGACATAAGGTGACACACATCACCTTGCATATCATGGCCGGTTTCCTAGCCGGGACCGACAACGTGTTCTCGCGTTCATCCAGTCAAGCGAGCGCGCACTACGGTATCGGAGCCAACGGCGAAATACACCAATACGTGGACGAAGCTAACGGGTCATGGTCAGATGCCAATTACGAATCGAACATGTCAGGCATATCAATCGAACATGAGGGCGGTATAGCGCAAGCGGAATGCACGCAAGCATGCATCGACGCCAGTGCTCGACTTTGCGCCGATATAGCGCAACGTTACGGGTTAGGCATGTTATGGCATGACGGGACACGTGGCAACGTATGGCTGCATCGAGAAATCAGCGGCACCGACCACGCCACATGTCCAGACCTAGCACCAAACGGGCTACCATACCAGCAAGTAATCGACAAAGCCAACAAGATAATAGGAGGTACAACAATGGCTAGCGCAGGGGATGAAGTTTGGAACTGGGCATACAAGCCGGACGGGAAAAACGTCACACCGGGCGGCAACATGTACAACTTGCTTACCTATGAACTGCCAATACGCATTCGTGACGGCATCATGCAATATAACTTCAAAAACACCGCGCCGGGGGGCAACGTTTACAACACTCTTTGCTTTGAAATACCCGGAATGCTGAAACAACTCGCCAAAACAATCGAAAAACAGCAAAAGCAAATTGATGCGCTGACCGAAAAAATCGACAAACTGCAAAAATCTGACAAACAGTGACGGAACATAAGAAAAAGCCCCTAGGTTGATACCTAGGGGCTTATTGTTATCCATCACACCTCCTCAAACGCTTCAATAAAATCATCAGCCGGAAACGAGTCACAATCATCATATTTCTCAATAGTCATATTGTTGACCAAAGCCACATAATGCAGATCCTCGACAATCGCGTCAATATCGAAACCATCAAGCTGCTGATAGTTGTCCAAGATGTAATCCTCGACGTAATCCTTAATGATGCTGTTGTTAATCATTTTATTTTCCTTTCCCTATCGGCTGATACTCACATCATACCACACCACCAAAAAACAACA